GCTCTTTCGGTTGCGGTTACTGCCCCACTTCTGATGAGTGATAACGAACCAATACCCAATGTTTGTGGTTCACCCTTTTCACGTTGGATACCACTCAAAATAAATGGCTGTTTAAATATCGAAGTGTTGTATGAATCTTCTTTAAGATTGTATTTGTTATATACATCCTTCAATAGTTTACTTGTGTATGTCTTACCTAACCCATTATCCAAATCACGACTAACACCATATTGATTTGGGTCGGTAAAGTCGTATCTTGAGTCTGAATTAAAGAATCCTGTGAATAAGTCACGAGAAATTACTCGTTCTTCGTATGTTCTTGGTTCGGTCAATGCATATAATGAGGTAGCCTCATCAAATTTAGTTTGAGATGGGTCAACACCTACAAACTTTGATTTTGACATTGGTTGTAGGAATGGTAAGAACCCCCTACCATCATCATTTTTGATAAAATCAACGTATGATGGATTTTTTGCCTGTTTTTCAAGGTTGGGGTTCGATGTAATAGGTGTTGGTGTGGTTTCACCTTTGAATTTATCACCTTGTTCTACATTTGTGGTTGTAGTCTCACCCAAAAACTTTGCACTCAACGATGTATTAGTCGGAGTAGTCTCACCCAAGAATTCTTTTACGAATTTGAATTCGGTTGGGGAGGTTTCTCCTTTGAACTTTTCGGCATTGGAGTATTTGTCAGGAGTCGTTTCACCCTTAAATCTATCTCCTTGAGTAATATTTGCCGTTTCGGTTTCACCTTTGAATTTATCCCCTTGTTGAACTACATTTGCTTCAGTTTGTCCCAAGAATCTTTCTTCTAAAGACATTTTAGTTGGTGTTGTTTCTCCCAAATAGTTTGATGAATTGTCAAATTGATTTTGAGTTGTTTCACCCAAATACTTGGATGAATTGTCAAATTGATTTTGAGTTGTTTCTCCCAAGAAATTTGATGAGTTATCAAACTTGGTTGGAGTCACACCTTGTTTAGGGGTTGTTGTTTGAGATTTTGGCGCATTAGGGGTTGAATCCACGAATTGTGATAGTGGAGTCTGATTAGAAGACTTTGGAACATCCGCTCGTTTCTTTTCAATGAGTGGTTTTTCCACAGGTCTTCTAAATTTAGACAAGTCCGATTTTAAATCCTTCAACGCCATTTACTTATCCCATCATTCTACTATATGATTTGTTTGTATTTTGTTTTCGTGTGATAGCAGATACCACCTTACCATCAACAATAATTTGAAGAGGTTGATTTGCAATTGCGGCTGCAAGTTTGTCATAGTCAATAGTATCACCACCCGATGAGCCACCTCCACCAAACAATCCACCCAACATATCAAATGGATTCTTAACTGCCATAATGTAGTCCATTGGGTTTGTTTTTATGACTTCACCTGTTGGAGTAATTACACCATCATTAATTTCTTCAGCATCACTACCACCTGTAATGAAGTTACCTATCTTACCTGATGTATCTTCAATACCAAATATACCACCTATCATATCAGCTATATATTTAAATGGTGACAATATTAAGTCAACTATTGACTTACCGATTTTCATCAAACCACCTTGGATATCACCATCGATTATCATACCGATACCCGAAAAGATACCTGATATTGTTTTTAATGGCTGCATCAAGAACTTTAGTTGTGACATTACAAGATTTAGCAAATACGAAATAACAGGAACTAATACAACAGCTATCTCATCAAATGCAGCCGATAACTTGTCGGTCAATGCCGCCATTTTTTCTTGTTGAGACATTTGTTCTCGTTGGAGTAATAACTTGTCTTTCTCTTGTTTTGTTAGATTAGAATTTAAAATATCCGATGTTTTAAGGTCTGCAAGATTATCGACATTTAACTTACGCAACATTGTTTGTTGTTCGTTCATCTTAACAAGCTGGTCTACCGACATACCCATTGCATCTGCGATAGCCCGTTGTTCGTGTGGTAATTTATTACTAATATCACCAATCTCATTCATTTGTTTCGCTTGTAGTCGTAATACTTCGGATTGGTCACCCATCAATTGAGCTCTTCTAATTTCATCATTATTGATGTTAACACCAGTCAACATTCTTGCCTTCATTTCGGCTTTAAGAGATGATTCCATATTAAGGAGATTTTGAGCAGCATCTGATGATTCTTGGAGTGTAGTACCAAGTGCTTTTGCTTGAGCTACTGCAAGGGCCATCTCTTTAACATTACCATTAAATCTAGCTCTCATTTCACCTGATAGGTCTGATATTTCTCTCATTACACCTGCGAAGTCAACGGACAGCCCAGTAGCATCATTTAATTGTTGGACTGTTCCGGCAACTTCTCGTTGCATTTCACGAGTTGACATCCCAGCACCTGCGGCAATCTTTTGGAAATTAGCAGCCTGGTCACCCGACATACCCATATACTTTGTAAGTAGTATTTGGTCTTTTAACATTTCACCAGTATATTGAGCAGTCATTCCAATCGAAGATGCAAGTTCTTTTTGTGCTTGAATTAGACCTTTGGTTGAAATATTTAAGTTATTAGTACCCGATGATAAGTCATTAAAGTTGGTAACCATTTCTCTAGCTTCATCATTACCGATTCCCATCTCACGACTTAAATCAGCTACTTGCTGGTCAACTCCCAATGCCTTTTTAAATAAATAAAGTGCGGCTATAATAGGAAGAATGATAGGTAGTAATGGTGCCAGCGATGCCCATAAAGTTGCACCAAAGCTCATTATAGGTTTTATTGCACCTCTAAAGGACATACCAATTGCTTTTCCGGCAGGAACTCCTGCGGCAGTTAACGCTACGAATTGCTGGGTTACTCCTTTTAATATCTTACCCATTTTCTTTTTTAAACCTTTGAAGTCCATTGTAGACGCTAAAAAATCTCCGATAATTGGAACTTTTTTAATTTGACCTTCAAGACCATCTAACATACCATCGGCTTTAGTCTGCAGTTCAGATTGTAGGTCTCTTCGCCTCTCCTCGACTTTGATTACCTTTTTAAGTGCATCTATCTCTTCTTTTAAATTTCGAGCAGTTTTACTTCTACCATCCACCAACAATTGCATTGACTTTTCGTAGTCTTTTAACAATTTTTTTTGTTGGTCAAGATTATCAACCTCATCAACCATTCCTTTTAATAAGTCTTGTCGAAGTTTACCCAACTCCTTGGCATTTTCAATGTGGTCTTGCATTTTACGATTGAGTAGGTCGGCCTGACTATTGAGGAAGTCATTATCTTCCATAGTCTTCTTACGAGCCTTCTGCTCTTGGTATCTCTGCTTGTTAGTCTTTGCCATTTGGGTTACCTAATATTACTTACTTAAAAGTATCTTTAGAGTTTTTGATATGTGCATCTATATCTTTTTGTAGTTGGTATGAGGCTTTAGCAAGGGCATCAAAACTGCTACGAACTGCAGGGTCTTTTTGAGCCATCTTTTCCATACCCTTTAAAAGGTTTCTTGTAATTATTTTTTGTAAGAAATTCATATGTCTCCTATTATTATCTTATATAAATATCAAAGGGGAACTATTTTCGTGTTCCCCTTTGTGATTTCTTCATAGACTCCTCATTATACGTTTTTTCCGCAGTCTTGAACTCAATAATTTTATTAAGATAGAACTTACGAGCCCATACAGGCATATTGTAAACATCGTTCCAAGTAAACCCACCATTTCCGTGGTATACAAGGTCAAATATATGCCCGTGAAGTTGTTGTCTATATTTAATCGTTAGGCCAAAAAAAGGACAAGTCGATTGGCAACGACATCTCCCTCCCTTCGCCAGTTTCTTCTGAAATAAATTCCCAAGTTAGGTCAATATCAGGAGAAACTTCTCTTATATGATTTCGTAATGCCTTTGAATCAAATGCAAACAATTCATTATCAACAAAATTTCTAATAGTTTTTAATTCATAATCACCATCTACTGATAGAATGCTATGTTTTAAACGAGTTGTTAATTCAGGTGTTGTTTCGTTTTTAAGTTTACGATTTGCTTTCTTTAAATCTTCCAATTCGTGCTTAATTTTTCTATCTTTTGATTCGGTTAGAATCATAAAAGTGATATTTCTTTTTGATTGTGGAAGTTTAAACTCAAATTCGTTTTTATGAAGTTCCATTTGTGCTGAACCATCATAATCAACATTATCAAATTGAGTAAGGTCGATGGTTTCTTCCTGTGTATTGTTAGAAAACGGGTCATTTACCATAACCTTGTAATCTTTACCATATCCAAGAATACGAGCAGCAATCATAATAGCATTTTTATCACCAACGATTAAATCAACATACTTGATAGGTTGACCTTCACCATTTGAAATGATAAGAGACTGAAATAATCGGTCAAGCACCGACCCATCTTTGATATATGATTGTGTAGTTAGAATATCCTCTTCCTTTGCTGTCATATACTTCATTTCTACCTTACCACTTGATAATGGGTTATCTTTTGGATAAACTAATCCACGAGATGGTAGTTCTATGATTTCAGTAGGGAATTTGTAATCACGAAGTTGTTGAGTTTCAGACTCCGCTCTTATTTTTGCAGCAATGTCTGAATCCGACATTCCTTTGTATTCATCTTGTAAATCTGCCATAACTTTTCCTTGTTATTATTTTGGTTAACCATATATAAGTATGTAAGTCGATAATTTATAATACAAAAACCCCCACCGAATGGTGAGGGTTTATAGATTTGTTGATGATTATATTACATCAAATCCCAACGGTAAGTGTCACCATCTTCTACCATTTTGTATATTTCACCAAGGTAGTCGGCTGGAGCTTCTACTTCTACACTTAACAATTCCCAACCATCGGTTGTAGGCCATAGTCCGGCTTCAAGGTCTGTACTTGAAGCGTCAGCTACTCCGGATTCGTTGTGAGTTACAGTTCCATATGAAATATAAACAACTTGTTTAGTTTCCACGTTTCTAATAACATTTAACATATTTTCTCCTTTATAATTGGTTAACCTAAAATAAATATACTATTTTAAACTAAAAACCCCACCGAAGTGGGGTTCTCATTTTCCAATTTGTAATTACAATCCGTATTTTAGTATTGTAAGATAGCGTAATCGTAAGTAAGTGTCAAATCAACAGTTGCAAGGTCTTCACCTGAATAGTCCATATCCGAGAATTTAGCGGTTTGGATGTATGCACCTTTCAATGTCCATTCTTCTACCTTATCACCAACAGGACCCAAACTGTTGAATGTAATATCTTTCTTGTAGAAGTCAGAATAACCATCACGACCTGTTACTGATTCGTGGTGTAAACGTACCCACTCCATTGTAGCCTGTGCTGCTGATGGAACTACTGCATCATAAAGAGTAACAGTAATGTCCGACCATTCCGAACGACCTTTTACATATCTACGAGTGTTGATATGGTCAATGGTAACTTTACCATTGGTGATTTCTGGTCTGGCAGAGGTTTTCACCAAGTACGCAGGGATTCCCTCGATGTACATAATGAACCGATTTGACATCTTCGGTTCAAAGTTGGTGAACATAATTTCATTTGGGTCAAGTAATTGTGCCATTTATATCTCCTATTGTCTTTCTAATAAATAGTCGTTTCTCTAATTTATGCCTCAGGGAATGCAGCGCCAGTTGGAAGAATGTTGAAATCAAGAACAATGAATTCAGCAGTCTTGGCTGGTTGTAAGTAAATTTCCCCTACCATAATGTTTCTATCAATCACATCTGGAGTGTTGTTGGAGTCATCCATCACCACTTTAAATGCGTACAAACCATTTCTTTGTTGGATTGATTCCAAGTATGGATTAACGATTGACAAGAAGCGATTTCTTGTAGCAGCCGTGTTGTTTTCAAATACCAAGTATCTTGTAGAAGATGCGATGTATTTCTTCACAGCAATCATCAACCTACGAACATTGATTCTATCCAATGCTGATGGTTTTGCTTGTAATGTCTTTTGACCGAATACCGTAGCACCTTGTCCAGGGAACGTAGCGATTGGGTTGATTCGGTTAGTGTAAAGTGTATCTCTCTCATCGTGAGTCAAACGAGTCTTAACTTCAAGTACGTTTGGAAGACCACCACGATTTAAACCAGCAGGAGCGTACCATTCGGCACCTACCGAATCACTAAATGCGATAACGCCTGGTAGAACAACACTTGGCGGAACCCAGACTGGCTTATTCTTGTCAGTATCTAAAATCTTAACCCAAGGATGGTAAGTAGCCACATAGTTTGAGTCAAATCCACTCAATGAGTTAACAACCGTTGCGATTGAATCTTGGTAAGCACCAGCGTCCATAACATAGAAACAATCTAATCTATCTTCACACATATCTTTAGCGAATGTAGTTACTGAAGAGTGTAATCTATTGATAATACCTGGAGTTACAACCATATTGATATCGAACTCATCAGGATTAGAGATTGCGTTGATACCTTTTCTTAATGCAACAGTACCAGAAGCGGTAGCAGATGAACAATCTAAACCTTGAGTGTTACCAGCAGCAATGTTAGTACCTGTAAGAACTACTCGGTTTGGCTCCCATCCATCAAAACCACCTTGGAAAGGTACGATGAATTTCAAAGCATCTATTTCAGATGATAATGAGATTGCGGTTTCAGAACCAACAATACCTGTTTTACAATCAGCCAAATCGAAGTCAGACCCAACAGTTTCGGTGTTAGCGTCTGGAGTTGGCATCAAGAAGTTCAAGTTGTCGGTATTTGTAAAGTCAAATGAGTAACCCAAGAATACTCTCTTATTGTATTCACCACTAACTGATTGTGATACGTTATAAGTTGGAGCAGGTAGGTTATAAGTTGAATGTAGTGGTGAAGTTACGGCACCAAATCCAAATGGAACGAGTGTTGAATCGATTGAACCTGCGTCAACATCAGTATCAACCTCTACTCTAATGTGAGCAGATGCGTTAGGATAGTCACCATTAGTTAACAACTTACCATTTGCGTCAACAGTAATGTACTTGTCACCGATTACTCTCTTAATATAGTTTGGAGAGTTCGGGTCAAGATTAACACCAGAGAATTCTTCTACAATGTTTGGTCTTGAGTCGGTATCTTGAACTGACTGACCGAAAATTGAGTTAGGAATTTTAGAAGTATCTACTCTTCTAACAATTACAGAGAAAGTACCATATTCAGAACCTGGCACCTCTGAAGCTGGTTTGATATCACGAATACCTACTTTAAACTCATAGTTTGTAGCAGTACCGTGAGAAAGTGTGTGGAATTTAAACAAGTTTGCAGCGTTACCACCTACTTTTTGTGATTTAATCCACGGAGTAGAAGCTTCAGAATAAGCTTTAGTGTAATCAACATCAACTTGCTGAACTGAAACCTTAACATTTTCACCAGTAGCAAAAGACGCTGATTGGAATGTTGAGAAGTTCAACATTGTGTAAGCATCTTTAGATGATTTAGGAG